ATGGCTAAATCAAATCAACCCAAAAAACCGGCCCCCCAGGACTGGCACCGCTCGGATATCAAAGCGGCGCTGGAGAAGGCCGGCTGGAGCCTTCGAAAACTATCGAAAGCCCATGGCTATGCAGCTGCTACCACGCTGACGGTTCCGCTTGCCCGGCCTTGGCCAAAGGGCGAGCGGATCATTGCCGACGCGATAGGGATCGACCCGGCCAAAATCTGGCCGAGTCGATACGAAAACAAGTATAGCGCCACCGCCCCGCAGGGCGACGCAAACGTGTTGGTCGAGGAGAAATTATGCGCATGATCGTGTCGCCTTTTTTGTTGGTCTTTTTCCAGATTAGTTCGGCGTGCGTGGCTGCACTAGATGCAGAGCGCAATTCTTTTTGTATCCAGCCGAACGGCGGGGAGGCCAAATGACCCGCCGCCGCTGGAAAGCTCGCCAACCGACCACGCCGCAGGACGCCATGCGCCTTTGCTTGGATTGGGCTGACCACAAACATAACCGCTCGGTCGCTCGGGTGGCCGAGCTGGTGGGCGTGTCCGAATGGACGGTTTACAAGTGGATGTCCGAGGGGTCCATCCCCAGCAAGCGCATCCGCTCCTTTGAGTTCGCTTGTGGCGCCACGTTCTTGACTCAATACATCGCGATCAGCGCCCAGAAAATCATTATCGACATCCCGGCTGGCCGCGCTTGCGACGAATCCGGCCTGCTCGACTTGCAGAACGTGCTGAATGATGCTGTGTCGCTTTTGACGCGGTTCTATCGCGGCGAGATCGAGGCGGGTGATGTGCTGCAAGGCGCAACAAGCGCCATTGAGCAGCTGGCCGGGCATCGTGAGAATGTGCGCAAGCATGCCGCGCCGGAGCTTGATCTTTTCAGTGAGGGCGACGAATGAGCCAGGATTGGTTAACCGCCCAGGAATTGGCGGGCCTGCCCGGCATGCCCGGCACACACAGCGCCGTATTGCGCCGGGCCAAGGCCGAGGCATGGGAAAGCCGCCAGCGTGCGGGCCGTGGTGGTGGTCGCGAATATGCATTCGAGGCCCTGCCGGTCGAAACGCAAGCCGCGCTACTCAAGGCAAGCACCCCAAAAGCCGCGCCCACACCATCGCGCCCGGCCGCCAGTCGCGGCCCGGTTGATCGCGAGAGTTTGTGGGAATCGTTTGAACGCCGCCCGCAGGGCATAAAGGATGAGGCCGCCCGCCGCCTGCAGGCGCTGCTGGCCGTTGAGCGCCTGGTCGAAAAAGGCACCGGCCGCTCGCGGGCCGTGGATGAGATCGCCAAGGCGTTCGGCGAGAGCCGGGCCACACTGTATCGCTGGGCCAAGGCCGTCAAGGGCTGCGACCAGTCGGACTGGCTGGCCGCCCTGGTGCCCGGCTATGTGGGCCGTACGTCCAAGGCTGAATTCGACCCCGCCGCCCAGGAATTCTTTAAGGCGCAGTTTCTGCGCGAGGAGGCCCCGTCGGTCTCGACCTGCTACCAATGGATGCTTGAGGCCGCCGCCGAGCATGGCTGGTCTATTCCCAGCCAGCGTACCGTTACCCGCTGGGCCAATGAGATACCGGCGGTTGTTCGCACGCTCAAGCGCCAGGGCGAGCACGCCGTCATGGCCATGTATCCGTCACAACGGCGCACCGTGGCCGATCTGCACGCCATGAACTGGATCAATGGCGACGGCTACCAGCACAACGTATTCGTGAAGTTCCCGGACGGCACCATTGGCCGGCCTAAAACATGGTTCTGGCAGGACATTTACAGCCGCCGTTTCGTGGGGCACCGCACCGATCGCACCGAGCACAGCGACATGATCCGCCTGGCCCTGGGCGATGTGATCGAAAAGCACGGCATTCCCGAGCACGTCACGATCGACAACACGCGAGCTGCCGCCAATAAATGGCTAACGGCTGGCGTTAAAACCCGGTACCGCTTCAAGATCAAAGAGGAGGACCCCATCGGTCTGATTCCACAAATGGGCATGAAGCTGCACTGGACCAGCGTGCACAAGGGCAAGGGGCACGGCCAGGCCAAGCCGGTCGAGCGTGCCTTTGGTGTGGGCGGCCTGGGCGAGTACGTGGACAAGCACCCCCGTTTTGCTGGGGCCTACACCGGCCCTAACGTCCTGGCCAAGCCTGAAAACTATGCGTCAACCGCGATTGAGTTCGATGTGTTTGTGCAAGTACTGCGCGCCTGCATTGATGCCTGGAACGCTCGCGAGGGTCGCCGCACCGAGATATGCGCGGGCGAGCTGTCGTTCGATACGGCCTTCCGTGAAAGCTACGAGCGCAATGCGCACCTGATCCGCCGCGCAACCGAAGCGCAGCGCCGCATGTGGATGCTGACAGCTGAATCGGTGCGGGTGCAGCGCGACGCCACGGTGGCACTCACGCTGGGCGCTGGCCCTAACGGTCGCAACCGCTACGCCTGCGACGCCCTGATCGAGCATGTGGGCCGCCAGGTCGTGGTGCGCTTCGATCCTGACAGCCTGCACGAGTCGGTGCATCTGTACCAGCCCGATGGCCGGTACATCGGCGAGGCCGAGTGCCAGCTGGCGGCAGGCTTTGGCGACACCAGCGCGGGCCGCGAATGGAGGCGTCAGAACACCCAGCGCCTGAAAGCTGCCAAGCAGGCCGCCGCTGCCGAGCTGCGCATGTCTGCAATCGAGGCCGCCGAATACATGCCGGTGCCGGACCCTGATCCCGAGGAGGCCCAGCCCAAAACCAATGTGGTGCGCGGTGCCTGGACTCAAAAGCGCGTGGCGGGCAGCGATGTGGTGCCTGACCGCGATGAAGATGTGGCGGACAAATACAACTTTGACGATTTGATGCAGCGAAATTTTCAGACCTGGCGCAAGGAACAGGTGTGAAAAAAACCCTGCAGAGATAGGCCTCTGCAGGGCAACGATCCGGGCCAATAAAGGCCCTTCACCAACGAAACGGAGTATATCAAATGACAGCTACCCAGAATGAACAAACCGGCATCGTCAAGGCCCGCGAGGCTAAGACGCGAGTGATGCCCGAGCATGATCACGATCTGCGCGCCGAGGTGTCCGCCATTATGGAATCCGAGGATCTTACCCAGACGCAGGTCAGCGGCCTGACCGGCGTGGGCAAGGCCCGTTTAAGCCAGTGGTTAAACGGTGTTTACGCGGGCAATACGCAAGCAATCGAGGCCGATATCCGCCGCTGGATCAGTAGCCGCCAGGAAGCGGCCGCGCTTGATAGTCGCATGCCAGCCGCCCCTGACTGGGTTGAGACGCCCACGGCTCGCGCTGTGCTGTCGGCCTTGAGCTTTTCCCAGATGGCCGAGGCGGTCAGCGTGATCTATGGCGGTGCTGGCGTAGGCAAAACCACGGCCCTGTCGCGCTACCAGCGCCAGGCCCCCAACGTGTGGGTGGTGACCGCCACCCCGGCGGTGTCGGCCCCTGGCCCCATCTTGACCCGTGTCGCCCAGGCGCTGGGCCTGCGCACCAATGGCGCTGTGCATGTGCTTGAGGCCAACATCATCGAACGCATGCGCGAAACTCGCGGCCTGCTCATCATTGATGAGGCCCAGCACCTGACGCACCGGGCGCTGGATGCCATCCGTAGTGTTCACGATGCCGCCGGCGTCGGCCTGGCCCTGGTGGGTAATGAGATCGTGTACAGCCAATTGACGGGCGGCAGCAGCCGCTCGGTGGGGTTCGCCCAGCTGTTTTCCCGCATCGCCAAGCGCGTGCGCCTGTCACGCGCCAAGGATGCCGACGTAACAGCCCTGCTGGACGCGTGGCAGATCCAGGACAAGGAAGCCCGCCAGCTGTGCCTGGGCATAGGCAAGCGGCCCGGCGCACTGCGCGGTCTGTCGCAAACCCTACGCCTGGCCAGCATGTTTTCAGCGGCTGCCGGCGCGGCCCGCCCTGGCGTTGAGCATATCCGCGATGCCTGGTCTGACCTGGGCGGGGAGGCGGCATGAAAAAGTTAAAAATCCCGCCCCTGATGGGCGTGGACGCCAGTTCTGGAGAGGTCACCTTTGTGCGGGACGTGCTGCGCGAAGCCATCGATCTAGCCTTCCTGGTCGAAATCAGGCAGCGCCTGACCAAGGCGCGGGCGGGCGACGCGACCGAGTTTTAAATGGTTGAAAAGATGCTCGATGACTGGATCGATGAATTGAAAACGGAGACAACACCATGAAGACATACAGCGACGAATATCTGAACCACTACGCAGACCGCTATGTGGCCATGCAGCTCAAGCGCCACGGCGTGATGCTGGAGCAGTACTTGGCCAACCCGGCCGGGTATGAGCATCTGGCCCTGGAGCCGTTCCCGCCGCTGGCTGCGCAGCTGGCCGTGCAGCGCCAGATCGACGCCGAGACCGAGCGCCAGGAAGCCAGCATCGAGCACCTGCCGCGCCGCGACAGCGTGGCCATCGAGCCGCTGCGCCATCGCCGCTTCCCGAAGCGCAGCTGGCTGGGGTTCTTTACTCGAAAGGTGAAGGCATGAGCGCAACGTTTTCGTGCCTGGTGGATCGCTTGAATAAGCTGATTCGCGCAAGGCTGTGCCGCCAGATCACGGCGCACCTAGTCGCCAACCGTCAGCCCGTCACGGCCAGCGATCTGTCGGCCGCTCTTGGTGTGCCGCTGCACGCGGTACGCCGGGCGCTGCGCGGCATGGTTCGCTCTGGTCATATCGCGGTCGAGCATGGCCAGACGCCCGAGGCTCGCGCATACAGGCCAGTCGAGATCGGCTTGTGTGAGTGGTGCGGGCTGCTGGATCACCACCTGGTGGCTGGCGAGTGCCCGGCCTGCGCTGCCACGGTGCCGGATGCGGCCCGTCCGGCCCATGCGCGAAGCGTCTGCTAGAGAGGCAATCATGAAATCTATTTGGCAATTCATTTGGCGGTTCATTTTGCAGATCATTCTAGTGATCTTTCTGGCCATAAACGAGCTTTCCATCCCCGTGCGCAAGTGGTTCAAAAGGACGTTTCGATGATCGCCGCCTATCCAAACTTTCACTGCTCAGTGCAGCCAATCCACATAAAGGAATCAACCATGAAAACCAACACCATCCCCGAGGGATACCTGCTTAACGCATCCGGCCACCTTGTGCCCGAGGCCCAGGTGCGCGAACAGGACAAGCTGCGCGACAGCGTGGCCCGCAGCCTAGCCGCCGAGGCCGAGGAGCTGTCCGAGCGCCTGGCCGCATTCAAAGCCCGCGCCCTGGGTGATATCGGCGATCTGGTCAGCATCTCTGCCGAACGCTATGGCGTGAAGCTGGGTGGCAACAAAGGCAACGTCACGGCCGCCAGCTATGACGGCCAGTACAAGGTCACCCGCACTTATGCCGAGCGCGTCATGTTCACCGAGGAGCTGGAAGCGGCCAAGGCCCTGATCAATGAATGCATCATGCGCTGGAGCCAGGGGGCTAACGCCAATATTCGCGTCCTGGTCGATCGCGCCTTCCGCACCGACAGCAAGGGCCAGATCAAAACCACGGCCGTGCTGGAGCTGCTGCGCCTGGATATCAAGGATGACGACTGGCAGCGCGCCATGCAGGCGCTAAAGGATTCGATCCAGACCGCCGGCACCGCCGTATACGTGCGCGTCTACAAGCGCATTGGCGAATCTGATCAGTACCAGTCCGTGCCCCTGGATCTGGCTGCGATATGAGGCCCGCCATGGAAAACAAACCAAACCCCCGCGACGGAATGACCGTTGCCCTGGAAGACTGGGGCCAGGACTTTCTGGAGTTCGACATCAAGGATGGGCGGATCGTGGCAACGCGACCGATGCAGGGCTGGGTCTGGAACGGTAAAGAGGTGGCCAATAAGCAGATCCATCCGGGCCGCCCGATCTATCTGAAAGCGGATGGCGGGAAGAATCTGCGCCTGAACTACCTGGCCGAATCCGTGCGGCCCTTGGAAATGGTCCGCATCGGGCCTCTGGATGTCTAAGGAAATACCATGAAAAACGAACAGCAAAAACATAAGGGGCCCATGCGTCCGGCTGGCAGTCCAACAGCAGGAATGGGGCTTGGTGCGCGCATCGCTCATGTCGGAGGGCGGATCAACGCACAGGGGTATGTCGAGTTTGGCAGCGAGATGGCTGTCGGCGCACTGATAGAGCATGTGCTGCGCGACCGTCCAGCGCCGCGCATTGAGCAAGGGTCCTATGGCGGCGTGTATGTGTGGCTGGGCGATAAGTCGAACTGCCAGCGGATCACGAAAGACGGGTTTGAGCAAGCGGCAGACCAGCAGATGGCGATACAACACCCGGCAAATATCGCTGCCCTTGCGGTTCTGGATGCTGTGCGTACACGGGAGGGTTCGTGATGGCCAAGATACAACCGACCGCCGAGCAGTGGAAGCAGTTCGAGCAGCAGCTGGGCAATATGCACGATCCGGTGTTTCTCGATTGTGATGGGTTCTTGGTGTCGTTCTCGCTTCGGCGCGTGGAGGGCCTGCGCCTGGCCATTACTGTAGGCGTGAATGGCTGGTTCAAAGGCACCTGGCTTGGCTGGGGCCCCGACCGCGAGCCATCCGAGGAGGGCCGAAGATTCTTTCAGGAACGCACCCGCAGTCTGTACGCCGGAAAGAAGAAGGCTGTAATGCGCCGCGCCTTTGGAAAAAAGGAGAGCGAGAGAAAGATCGTCTATCGCTATCCGCACTGGGCGTCCGCTAAGTCACTGCGCCGGCATCTTGTCGTCAACAACGAAAGCATTCGCGTACTGACGTACGAGGATTACAAGGCCTGCATCGACGCGCTGCCCAAAGAAGAAACCGAGACCGAGGCCGTGGCATGAGCGCCGCCACCGACCGCCGCCGCGCCGAGCTGGCCAAGATTCACTTGGCGGCCACCCAGTTGGGCATGGATACCAGCGACAAGGATCTGAATAGCGAGTACCGCGCCATGCTGTTTTCGGTGGGCGGCGAGCGATCGGCGGCCAAGCTGAACGATCAAGGGCGCCGCGCCGTCCTGGAGCATCTGCGCAATTGCGGATTCAAGGCGACCCCGCGTAAGCGCGTAGCGCAGCATCCGGGCACGCCGCACAACCTGGACCGCGAGGCCATGCTGCAAAAGATCGAGGCCTACCTGGCCGACATGAAGCTGCCCTGGTCGTATGTGGACGCCATCGCCAAGCAGCAAACCGGCATTGCAAAGGTGGCATGGCTGCGCAAGTACGAGGATCTGAAAGGCATCATCGCGGCCCTGCACGTCGAGCAGGAAAAGCGGGGCATGCTGGAAACGCTGGACGAATGGCTGGCAGAGCGAGAAATGACCCGCGAGCAGCTGGCCGAGCAGTACAGCCTGCCGCGCAACTGGATGCGTAATCGCCGCGTGTTGGGCGGGATATTGGAAGGGCTGGCCATTCAGGCCGCCGCAAAGGAGACCGTGTGATGCAGAAAATTACGAAGCTGAACGTTCAAAACTCAACGCCGCTGGAAGAGTTTTTCAAAGAGGTGGCGAGGGAAATGAAGGCGAACGATTCGGATACCGTCGAGTTCGATGTGCCTGGCTGGCGGATCGAGGGCGGCCAGGCCCGCAAGCATGTCATGTCTGTGCGCATGAAGCTGACCGACGTGCAGTAGATGGAGGCGATCATGGAGAAAATGAAACAGCTAGGGGTGCGCGCAGCGGCCCAGGCAATGGCACAGGGGAAATCCTGTGCCGATACCTTGCTTGATCTGGCTGATGATGCTGGCGTTCACGCGATGCCTGACGGCCAGCGCCAGGCGTTTTTCATGGGTCTGATGGCGGTGCTGTGTGGAAATATGGCGGCGTCGATCAGTGCTAAGGATGCCGACCTAGTGCTGTCCGTGTGTCGCGGGGGGATGTTTGCGGCCGAGGCGCAGTATCGGAAAAAAGAGGCGCACTGATGGATATTCGCTGCCCTTGCTGTCATGTCACATTCGCCCTTGAGCAGGTGGTCGAGGATGAGGCGCTGCGCGAGCTGATGGGCATTATTGCCGAGCTGCCACGCGAGGTGTCGCGCCCGCTGGTGTCATACGTCGGCCTGTTTCGCGGCAAGACTCGCGCTACCGCCTACGAGCGCCAGCTGCGCCTGGCCCGCGAGGTGTTGGCCATGCATACCGACACCATGCTGATGGGCGTGGCCCTGTCGGAGACTGTCGAGGCGATCCGCATCAAGCGCGAAACGGGCGAGGATAGTCGTCCGCTTAAGAATCACAACTATCTGAAACGCGTGGTCGAGTCGCAACAGGCTCGGTGCGCCGGGGCCGTCCAGGTCGCCCAGCCCGCTGGCGCTGCCATGCGCGGCCCTGCCAGCAAGACGGCCGCCGCCCTGGCCAATCTGGGTAGGAGGTCGCGTGGTTAATCAGGTGCCAGACTGGTTTTACGCATCGATTAGCACTGGTTTACAGGCGCTGATCGTGCTGCACCTGCCGGGCGCGCCGGGCCATGAGACGGTCGCTTATACCGAGGATGTGTGGGTCGAGGTGCTGTGGACGGCCAGCATCGACTGGCAAGAGGCCCAGGACGCGGAGCGCCTGCGCCGCGCATTCCTGGGCCTGGCCAGGCGCAGCGATCGCTGGCCGGCACCCCGTGCGCTTCTGGAGCAACTGCCCGCCCGCGCCAAGGTTGCGCAGCTGCCCGCCCCACGCATGACTAAGAAAGATGCCGACCAGGCCCGCCAGCGCCTGGCCGCGATTATGGAAAGCCTGGCCAAAGGAAAGAAAGCCCCATGATCAACGCCGGCGAACTCGAACAAGCCGATCTGCCGCAGTCGCTGGCCGAGGTGGTTGATGCCGCCGGCCTGGCGGCTGCGCTGGCGCTGGTCGAACATGCTGGCGGCACACGCGTGTATGTGCCGGTACAGCTCGATGATGAGCATGCCATTGTGCGCTGGCTGGGCAAGGCCGATGCCGCCCGGCTGATCGCGACGTTCGGCGGCGATGTGCTGGCGGTGCCGCGCTGCCTGCATGCCATGCGCGCTGTTCGTGATCGTCAGATCCGCGCCCAGCGAAAAGATGGTGCGCTGGTTTCCGAACTCGCCCTACAATACCGCCTGACAGACCGCCAGGTGTACACTATTCTGGCCGCTGACGACATCATCGACACCCGCCAGCAAACCCTTCTGTAGTTCCAAAAATCCCCGATTTCTTCTAAGCGCCCCGCCTTGGGGCTGAAGTGCTTCGCCTACTGCTCGCGCGCGCGCGTACGTAAGCTGCAGGCATGAAAAATCCAAACTTCCTGATCCGTTCGACGCATCGGCACCCATCACGGCGCGCCTGCGCCGTATTTGTTTGCGCGGCTGCGGCGGGGTCGTTTTGACTACGAGGGGTGACATGAAGCTGATTCCAGAATGGAAGAAGTGCCTACGCATGTTCAGCGTGCAAGCCATGCTGATCGCCGGGTCGATACAGGGCGCGTGGCTTGCCCTGCCTGTCGCTTGGCAATCGAGCTTTCCCGAGCCGTGGGTGCGCGGCATAACCATCGCGGTGCTTGTCCTGGGGGCCATCGGGCGCCTGGTCCAGCAACCCAAAGTATCCGGGGGTGGATGACATGACGCTCGGGCAAAAGCAACGAAAGCTCACGCGCATGATCGCGCAGCTGATCGTCTTCGCTTATGACAACGGTTACGAGCTGACCTTTGGCGATGCCTACCGCGATCCCCGCGTGCATGGCAATGTCGGCCAGAAGAAAAGCTATAGCGCCGCGAGCAGCCTGCACAAAGAGCGCCTGGCCGTGGACTTCAATCTGTTCCGCGATGGCGTCTACCTGACTTCAACCGAGGATCACCGGCCGCTGGGCGAGTTCTGGGAGTCGATAGGCGGCACCTGGGGCGGTCGTTTTAACGACGGCAATCACTACTCGCTGGAGCACGGGGGCCGCAAATGATCGGGTTTATCAAGAAGATCGGCGGGCTGGTTGGTGGCTTTTTCAGCAGCCCTACGGTGCTGTTGGTAATCGCCCTGGCCGGTACGCTGCTGGTGCAGCACTTGCGCATTGGTGGCCTGCAGGGCGACCTGCAGGTGGCGCAGTCCAACCAGGCGCTACTCCAAGCCAACCGCGATGCCTGGGTGCAGTCGGCCGAGAGTCTGGCCATGCTGCTGGTGGTCCAGGTCGAGGAGCGCCAGCGGGCGCAAGATGCGGCGAACGCCCTGGCCGAGCTGCTACAGAAAGATGACGACACGGTGTACACGCCGCTGCGCAAGGCAATCCACGCCGCGCCCGAGTCAGACGATGGGCCGGTGGCGCCGGTGCTTGCGCGTGCGATCGGGGCGCTGCCATGATCCGCGCCGCCAGCATGAAGGGGTTGCGTTTTGGGGTACTGGTCGCTGGCCTACTGGCCGGTTGCGCCAGTCAGCCCGTGCCGCTGCCGACCCCGCCATCCCCGCCGCCCGTGGTGCTGTGCGCGCCCGGGTCAGAAATGACCGCGCCCGAGGCGCAGCCCGAGCGCCCGACGGGCATCTATTCGCAGCGCCAGGTGGCGCTATTCATTGAACAGTTACACCGTTGGGGCAGTCGAGGCTGGAAGAAGCTCGCCGCCGTGCGGGCAGAGGGTATCGATTGTGTGGACAGAGCAGCAGTACGAGCTGGCGGCAAAGCTCGCTGAAGCCGAGCGCGAGGCATCGCTGGAGACGGTGCGCAGAAAGTTACAAGCAGACGGGCCGGGATCGCCGGACGGGGCCTGTAATGACTGCGGCGAGGATATAGGGCCGGCCAGGCTGGAGGCTATCCCGAGTGCCGTGCGGTGTATTGAGTGTCAGGTTATCCATGAAAAGCAGCAGCAACAAAGGGCGAGGTATTGAGCGATGGATATAGGTGTCGCACGGTTTGGCTGGGATGTGTTGCAGACGATCATCACGGCGGTCATTGCGGTTTATGTGTGGTGGACGGCCCGAAGCGCAGCCACCAAGCAGGCCATTGATCAGGTTGATGATCGCGTCGATAAGGTTGTCTCGCGCCTGGATCGGGTCGAGCACACGCTGGAGCACCAGCCCGACTATGGCGACCTGGACGCGCTGCGCGCCGATCTGGCCCAGACCAACCGCAACCTGGCCGAGGTGTCCGCCCAGCTGCAGGGTGCCAACAATCTTTTAAACCGATTGCATGACTATTTGCTCCATGATCGTGGGGGGAAGTAAACGATGAGTTACCAGGATTTTGAAACCGAGGGTCGCCGCCTGGCGATCTTGCGCATCTTGTCGCGCCGAAACGAGTACACCACCAACGAGTACAGCCTGAATGATGAGCTGTCGGGTGCGTATGCGCATCGTGTCAGCGGCGACCGGCTGCATGCCGATATGGCCTGGCTTGAGGAGCAAGGCCTGGTGATCACCCAGCAGCCCCGCGCCGGCTGGATTGTGACGCTGACCGCCCGAGGCGGCGATGTGGCCACGGGACGCGCCACGGTGCCCGGCGTGGCCCGTCCGCGTCCGGGGATCTGATATGGCGCCCCGTTCCCGTGTCTATGAGCTGCCGCCAGAGCTGCGCGAGGAGCTGAATCAACGGCTTGTCAGTGGCGGCTTTCAAGGCTATCAGGGTCTGTCCGAGTGGCTTACCGAGAATGGATACAAGCTGTCCAGGTCGGCCGTGCAGCGCTATGGCCAGGACTTGCAAGAGGAGTTTGAGACGGCCATGGGGGATGTGCGCAAAACCACCCAGATGGCCAAAGCCTTTGCCGAGTCCGATGACGACACCCAGGGCGCCCTGGTTGATGTGACCGCCCGCATCGTGCAAGAGCAGCTGCTGCGCATTACGATCGCGCTGCGCAATGCCGAGCATGAGCCGGAAAAGGCCGCCAAGCATATTGCCCAGGTTACCCATGCTTTGGCCGATATCGGCCGCATGAGCCTAAGCCAGAAAAAACACGCCCGCGAGATCCGGCGCGAGTTCGCCGTGGAAGCGGCTGACAAGGCTGCCGAGGTGGCCAAGCGCGGCGGCCTGTCCAAAGAGGTGGTCGATGATCTGCGCCGCGAGCTGCTGGGGATTGCGTGATGAGCCAGGTGCCCGCCCATATCCCGGCCACCCATTCGGCCAAGGCCCCGCCGCCCGTCCTGCTGCCCTATCAGCAGGCGTGGGTGGCAGACGATAGCCAGCTCAAGGTCAGCGAGAAGTCGCGCCGCACCGGCTTGACCTGGGCCGAGGCCAGCGACGATGTGCTGATCGCTGCCAGCAGCAAGGCCGCCGGCGGCCAGAATTGCTATTACATCGGCTACAACCAGGACATGGCCATCGAGTACGTCGAGGCCTGCGCCATGTGGGCGCGGGTATTCAATCGCGCCGCCAGCGCTGTCGAGGAAGGGATATGGGAAGACGACGGCGACGACAAGAACATCAAGACGTACACCATCCGCTTTCCAGATAGCGGCCACCGCATCGTGGCCCTGTCCAGCCGTCCGGCCAACCTGCGCGGCAAGCAAGGGGTGGTGATCATTGATGAGGCCGCGTTCCATGACAAGCTGGGCGAGCTGCTCAAGGCCGCCCTGGCCCTGCTGATCTGGGGCGGGAAGGTGCGGGTGATCAGTACGCACAACGGCGATAAAAACCCGTTCAACGAGCTGATCAACGATATCCGGGCCGGTAAGCGCGCCGGCACCGTGCAGCGCATCGCCTTTAAAGAGGCGGTCGAGCAGGGCCTGTATCAGCGTGTTTGTTTGCGCCTGGGCAAGGACTGGACGGCCGAGGATGAGGCCAAGTGGATCGAGGGCGTGTATTCGTTCTACGGCGATGCCGCCACCGAGGAGCTGGATGTCATTCCGTCGCAAGGCGCGGGCGCCTGGTTATCGCGTGCGCTGATCGAGGAGCGCATGACGGCCGATTACCCGGTTCTGCGTTTGCAGATGCCGGACGAGTTCAAGCACTGGAAGCCGCACCAGCGCGAAGCCGAGATCCGAGACTGGTGCGAGCGCGAGCTGGCGCCGCTGCTCGATGGGCTGCCCGATGATCTGCTGATCGCCCTGGGCGAAGACTTCGGGCGTGTCAGTGACCTGACGGTGATTGTGCCTATGGTGACCGGGGCCGACCTGACGCGCCGGGCGCCGTTCATTGTCGAGCTGCTGAATATGCCCTTTGAGCAGCAGCGCCAGATCCTTTTCTATATCTGCGATCGCCTGGCCCGGTTCCATGTCGGCGCGCTCGACGCCCGAGGTAATGGCGCCTACCTGGCCGAGGTGGCCACCCAGCGCTACGGCTCGCGCATTCACGAGGTTCAGTTCACCGAGAGCTGGTACCGCGAGCACATGCCGCCGCTCAAGGCGGCGTTTGAAGACGGCACGATCCTGATTCCCAAAGATGGCCACACGCTGGACGATCTGCGGGCGATCCGCCTGGTTGATGGGGTGGCGCGCCTGCCTAAGAGCACTGGCCAGAAAAACCGCCACGGCGACTCGGCCATCGCCATCGCGCTGGCGTACTACGCCACCAGGCAGGACGGGATCGAAATTGATTATCTAAGCACAGGCGTGCGCCGCACGGGCTACGAGTCGGGCAGCATCGACAAGGATGTGGGCTGGGGCGTGGTCGGTGGCGGCGTGAGCACGGGAGGTTTTTAAGATGGCGACCAAAGCGCCGGTTAAGCATGAGGTGGCCACCACACAGGATGGCCGTGATATTACGCGGGGGTTTGCTGATCCGCTGCAACTGATGATGCCGACCGACTCGGTGCTGCGCACGCGGGGCGGCGGGGATCTGCGCATCTATGAGGAGCTGCTGCGCGATGACCAGGTTAAAACGACCTTTCAGCAGCGCCAGCTGGCTGTGATTGCGGCTGACTGGGGCGTGGACCCAGGGGGCAGTAGCGCGATGGATGTGGCCGCTGCCGACTTTGTGCGAGAGCAAATCAATAGCGTAGGCTTCGATAAGGCCACGTCAAACATGCTTTACGGCGTGTATTACGGGTACGCCGTCGGTGAGTGCATGTGGGGCCGCGACGGCCGCCATGTCACGCTGGACGCGATCAAGGTGCGCAACCGGCGCCGGTTCGGGTTCGATGGTGCCGGCCGCCTGCGCATGCGCACCACGTCCAACGCCAACGGGGAGCTGATGCCCGAGCGCAAGTTCTGGGCGTTTTCCACCGGGGCCGACCATGACGATGAGCCGTATGGTATGGGCCTGGGGCACTGGCTGTACTGGCCGGTTTTCTTCAAGCGCAACGGCCTGCGCCTGTGGCTGATCTTCCTGGACAAGTTCGGCCAACCCACGGCCAAGGGCACGTTTCCCGGATCGGCCAGCCCTGCGGAAAAGCAAAAGCTGCTGTCTGCCCTGCAGGCCATCCATAGCGATTCAGGCGTAGCCATCCCCGAGGGCATGCAGATCGAGCTGATCGAGGCCGCCCGCAGCGGCACGGCGGACTATACCCAGCTGTACGACCGGATGGATCGGGCGATCGCCAAGGTGGTGCTGGGCCATACGGGGTCGAGTGAGAGTTCTGCCGGGCGTCTGGGTGGCGAGGATATGGCCAGCGAGGTGCGTGACGATATCACCAAGGCTGACGCCGATGTGCTGTGCGAGTCATTCAGCCGGGGGCCGCTGCGCTGGCTGACCGAATGGAACTACCCAGGGGCCAAGCCCCCGCGCGTCTGGCGCAAGATGGAACAGCCCGAGGATCTGAACAGGATCGCCGAGCGCGACGAACGCGTGGCGCGCCTGGGGTATCGCCCCACATTAAAGTATGTGCAGACCACATACGGCGATGGCTGGGAGGTGGACAACCGGCCGCCGCCCGCGCCGCTCGGGTTTGCCGAGGGCGACGAAAGCGTACGTGTGCGTAGTGACCTGCTGGCCGACCGCCTGGAGCGCGAAGCGGTGCCGGCCATGGATGCGCTCATGGAGCCGGTGCGCCGCCTGGTAGCGAATGCCAAAAGCATGCAAGAGATCCGCGACGGGCTGTTTTCGCTGTACGCCGAAATGCCGACCGAGGATTTAGCCCTGGTCATGCAGCAGGCCATCGCCGCCGCCGAGCTGGCCGGGCGCGCTGACGTGGATGAGGGTGACTAAATGGCCGTCCAGTATCGGGATCTACCCTTCAAGGAAGCGATCGCCTTTTTTCGCAATAAGGTAAACCTGCCGTCCGGGCGCTGGACCGATGTGTGGAAGGCGTCTCACGATAGCGCCTTTATGGTGGCCGGCGCTGCCAAGGCGGATCTGCTTAATGATCTGCGCGTCGCTGTGGATGAGGCGATCAGCCAGGGCACCACCCTGGAAACTTTCCGGGCCCGGTTCGATGAGACCGTCGAGAAAACCGGATGGGAGTATCGGGGCGGCCGGGGTTGGCGTCCCCGCGTCATTTACGAGACAAACCTGCGCACGGCCTATGCGGCCGGACGGCATGCCCAGCTCACCGACCCGGATCTGTTGCGCGTGCGCCCGTTCTGGCGCTACCTGCATGGCGGCAGCCGCGACCCCAGGCCCGAGCACCTGGCGTGGGATGGTATGGTGCTGCGCGCTGATGATCCGTGGTGGAATGAGCACTATCCGCCCAATGGGTGGGGTTGCAGCTGCAAGGTGGTGGCCGTCAGCCAGGCCGACTTAAAGCGCCTGGGCAAGGATCAGCCCGACCAGGCGCCCGCCGTCTCGCGTCGGCCCTGGCAAGATACAAGCGGCGCCCGCCAGGAAGACGTGCCCGTGGGCGTCGATCCGGGCTGGAACTATGCGCCTGGTCGAAGCGTGGCCGAGCGCACGCGGCGCACCGTCGAGCGCAAGCGCAGCGTGCTGCCGGGCATCCTGGCCGACGCCATGATGGCCGAGATTGCTGCCGCACTGCTGCGCCGTCCTGGCGATCTGGAGTAGGTGTATGGCTGGCATTGAAATCAAAACGCAGATTCTCGACCATGTCGCCAGCGACGTGCTGGATCGAATCATTGAGAACATGGGCAACCTGCGCCCGGTGCTGTTCGACATTGGCGAGCACATGCAGGGATCTGTCGAGGAGCGCTTTAGAAACGAGACCGACCCGCAGGGCCAGCCCTGGGAGCCGCTGACCGAGTTCACCAAAAAGAACAAGCGCGGCAACCAGATACTGACCGAGTCGGGCGGCTCGGGCCTGCGCGGGTCTATCCGCTATGAGGTCGGATCGACCAGCCTGGAGCAAGGCACCAATAAGATATACGGAGCCATCCACCAGCTGGGCGGCACGATCAAGGCCAAGGGCGGTGGCGCGCTGGCCATCGGCCGACCTGGTGGCGCCTTTGCCCTGGTCAAGCAGGTGACCATTCCGCAGCGTGAATATTTGGGGCTTTCAAAAGAGGATCGTGACATAATTGACGAAATGCTATGGCGGCATGCGCTACCCCCTGCGGCGCAATAGGTCGCCAACGTGCCAGAGGCGCTACAAACGATTAGAATGGCTGCAAGGTGCGATGATCGCACTGCGAAAGTCTTAAACGCGCCAGCGAGCCGTTAAACAGGTTTTAAACAGGGTCTATCCCTGGTGGGTGGCAGCTAACCCGGTTTGCGCAACGCAAATCGTCAAACCACCCAAAAACCGCCCCTTTTCCCTTTCCCCTAATAGGCACTGCTGAAGTGCTTCGCCTGATGCGCATTTGCGCACGGCCCGATACTGCCTCTCATGTTCACAGGAGAGGCGCGATGAAGCGTATCGAAATCTTCAAGCCTGGCACGCACACCGCGATGTCGGGCGAAATACTCGGATTTACCGAAAAGCAGTTGCGCGACTCGGCCGCCGCCTACGATCCGGCCGTGCACGAGGCGCCGATTGTGATCGGCCACCCCCGCGACGATGGCCCGGCTTATGGCTGGGTCAAGTCTTTGAGCTTTAGCGAGACGCTGCAGGCCGAGCCTGACCAGGTCGAGCCGCAGTTTTCCGAAATGGTCCAGTCCGGGCGCTTCAAGAAGGTGTCCGCCGCCTGGTACCGCCCTGATTCCCCTGCCAACCCGGTGCCAGGCGTGTATTACCTGCGCCACGTGGCGTTCCTGGGTGCCCAGCCGCCCGCCATCAAGGGTTTGAAGCAAGTCGAGTTTGCCGACGCTGCCACCGACATTGTCGAGCTGGAGTTCGGCGAGGTGCGCGCTTGGACTGTGCAAAAGCTATTCCGTGGGCTGCGCGACTTCCTGATCGGCAAAGAAGGCCTGGAAGCGGCCGACCGTGTTTTACCCGACTGGGCGATCGGTGACATCGAAGATCAGTCCGATCAAAAATCCCCCGCCTTTCGCGAGGCGCCCAACCCTTCCCCCATCCCGACCCCCCTGGAGGTATCAACCGTGGACAAGCAAGAGCTGGAACGCCAGCAGCAACAACTGAAGGAGCGCGAAGACAAGATCGCGGCCGATGAACTGAAGTTCGCCGAGCGCCAGCAGCAGCTGCGCAACGACGAAAGTACCCGCCTGGTCGATGGCCTGGTCGCCAAGGGCCGCGTGTTGCCCAAGCATCGAGACGGCCTGGTGGCGTTCATGGCCAGCAAGGATGCCGAGCAGCCGCTGGAGTTTGGCGAGGGCGACGCCCGCACCCAAACAACCGGCCGCGACTTTATTGAGCAGTTCTTAAAGGAGCTGCCCGAGTCGATCCATTACGCCGAGGCTGGCGCGGGCGGTACTGATGATGCCAGCACCGAGTACAGCGTACCTGCTGGGTTCACCGTGGACCCGAACAAGGCACGCGTGCACAACCAGGCCCTGGCTTACCAGGAAAAAAACAAGTGCGACTACATCACGGCCGTGCGCGCTATTGAACGAGGTAATCAGCTATGAGCAGCCAAAAAATACCCCTTTTGACCTTGACGGTCATTGCTGCGGGCGCAGTGTCCGCGCACCGCTTTGTCACCTTTGCCGGCGCCCAGCTGGCGGCCGCTGGCGGCTTGGCCCTGGGTGTATCGACCTTTGATGCCGTCGCTAATGACGATTTGGGCGTCGATGTGATCGGCACCACGGTGGTCGAGTCCGGCGCGGCGGTCGCGGTAGGCGATGCCATTGTCTCGGATGCGAGCGGGCGGGCCATCGAAAATCCGGCCGTCGGTACCGAGGTGGTTCTGGGCTACGCGCTTGACGCGGCTACGGCCGCTGGCGAGTTCATTGAAGTGCTGCTGGTTCGCAGCTAACCCGTAAAGGAGAAAACGCTCATGTCTATGAGTAATAAGCAAGTGCGGGTTATCGACCCGATTCTGTCCAATATCGCCCTGGGCTACGCCAACCCCGAAAACATCGGTTTTCATCTGTTCCCGTCCGTGCCGGTTCGCCAGCGCGGTGGTCAGGTTCTGCAGTTCAACGCCGACAGCTTCAAACGCTACAACGCCCGGCGCGCCCCTGGCACCAACACCAAGCGCGTGAGCTTTGGCTACGCCGGCAAGCCGTTCGCCCTGCACCAGGACTCGCTGGAGGGGGTGGTGCCCTTTGAGAACATGCAGGACGCCAGCGAGGTGCCAGGCCTGAACCTGGGCACCGAGGCGGTTAATGAGGTGCTGAGCATTCTGCATCGGGAGACCGAAATCGAGCAGGCGGGTATCGCGCTTAATGCGGGCAACTACGGCAACGATAACAAGGCCACTCTGGCCGGCACCGACCAGTGGACCGACCCCGCATCCGACCCCGCTGCCCAAATCCGCGAATACGGTGAAGCCATACGCGCCAAGGTCGGCATCCGCCCGAACACCCTGGCCCTGTCGGCCGCAGGCTTTAACGCGCTGTGTGAGCACCCAAAGATTCTGGAGCGCTTCAAGTACACCAGCTCGGACTCGGTGACCAAGGAAATGCTGGCTAAGCTGCTTAACCTGGCCAAGGTCGTGGTGGGCGAAGCTGTGTATATGAGCGATGCCGGCGCCATGGTCGATGTGTGGGGCAAGGACGCCGTACTGGCCTATGTGCCCCAGGTGATCACGTCCAGTCGCGCCCCGTCCTATGGCTACACCTACGTGCTTGAAGGCCATCCGCAGGTTGAAGAGGCATACAGCGAGCGCAACGCAAAGAGCTGGATCTATCCGGTGACTTACGAGCGCGTACCCGTGGTGACCGGCTTTGCGTCCGGGTTCCTGATGAAGGCCGTGGCCGCTTAATAGCCAGGCAGTTAGGCAAGGCCCGCCCTTACCGGCGGGCCGATACCGAAAAGGAGTAACAACCCATGAAGTTTCCCGTACTTGAGCCGCTGCGGCTAAATGGCAAGCGCTACAGAGTTGGCGGCGATATCGAGCTGGACCCGAAAGCCGACCAGGCCCTGGTCATGAGCCTGGTGCGCGAGGGCGCGATCCGCGATGTGCGCCCGACCATCCCTGTGGGGGCTGACCATGATGAACAGACAAATAACGGCGTCGATGGCCAGGACGGCCAACGCGATGCGACTGGTAGCGGCGCATCTGGCGAAGGTGGCCAGGTCTATGGCACCAGCGATGCAGCGGCGACGAACGCCGACAAGGATGCGCCGATCGATGGCGCAGCGCCGGCGGCAGGCGAGCAGTCTGGCGCGGCTGCGGACGCGGCTGCAGGCAAGCCACCCAGGGCGCCAGTCAAAACGGCGGCCAAGGCTGCAACCAAAACCGCACGGCGGGCTAAGCGCTAAATGATGTACGCCACCGTATCCGACATGGTTAGCCGCTTCGGCGAGCAGGAAATCATCGAGCTGAGCAACCTGGATCTGTCTCAAGACATCGGGATCGACCAGGCGGCCGTCGAGCGTGCGCTGACCGATGCCAGTGCCGAGATCGACGGCTACCTGGCCGCCCGGTACCGCCTGCCCGTCACGGGCGAGCTGCGCCTGCTGTCGCAGCTATGCACCGACATTGCCCGCTTTCGCCTGCAAAAGGGCGTGAGCACCGAGCAGGCACGCCAGCGTTACGAGGATGCGGTGGACACGCTCAAGCGTATTTCCGCCGGCACGATGAATCTGCCGCTGCAGGCTCCGCCGCCCGCGATCGGTGAGCCGGTTGTGGTGCCGGGCCGCGCCCGCGTGTTCGATGACGAAACAATGAGGGGCTTTTGATGATTGCCGATGCAGAAGACGCGATTGTTGCGGCCATCAAAAAGGCGCTAGGCGACACGGTGCAGACCGTGGAGACCCTGCCAGGCCCCTGGGATCAGGACGCGCTCACGCTGGCCTTTCGGCGCATGCCGGGGGTGTGGGTGTACTTCGATGGCGGCAAGCCTAGCGGCGGCGCCAGGCGCAACCGCCTGGAAGCCTCTTTCATGATCTACGCGGTGACCAACCACGCCAGCGGCACGCGAGAGCGCCAGCGCGGCAACAGCCGACATATCGGTGCCTACGAAATTATCGAGAAGGTGGTGCCGTCACTGACGGGCCAGCCAATGGCGGGCAGGGGCACGCTGTTCTTTTCTGGGCTGCGCGTGCTGACGCCGGCCAGCGCGCAGCGCAAGGGTGTGGCGGTCTACGAAATGGCCTTCACGCTTGAGATGGGCTTTCCCGCGCCGCTGGACAGCGCCGGCCTGGCCGACTTTGCAATTTTTAGCGGTATCCATCACGTCGGCAACGGCCCGGACACCGAGCACTATGCCGAAATTCCCACGGGCACAAAGGAGATCACACCGTGACAAAGCGATTTATCAAGCCAGCCCAGCCGGGACTGGTGGTGCGCCAACCGCACAATGGCCAGCCGCTGCCCGCCGAGGGTGCCGAGGTCAATTGGAGCGGTTACTGGGTGCGCCGCAAAGCGGAGGGCTCAATTGTCGAGCTCGCCGCGCCAAAGAAACCCAAGGCCAAGCCCGTTGCGCAGGCCGCTGACAAAAAGGAGTCTGACTAATGGCTATTAGCTCAACCGTATTTAATGAGATTCCGGCCGCGCTGCGCCTGCCTGGCTGGTATATCGAGTTCGACAACCGCCTGGCCGGACGCGCCGTGTTCCAGGGCAAGCTGCTGGTGATTGGCCAGAAGTTGTCCAGCGGCACCGAGGCGGCCGGAAAGTTGGTGCGGGTCACTAACGATAGCCAGGCCGATGGCTACTTCGGACGCGGCTCGATGCTGGCTGAAATGTTCCGCTCCATCAAAAAGGTGGACGTGTACATGGATACCTGGGCGATCGCCTTGGACGATGCCGAGCTGGCGGTTAAGGCCTCGGGCACTATCGAGGTCACGGACGGCCCCACCGAAACCCGGCCGCTGGCGCTCTATATCGCCGGCTATCGCGTGTGGGTGCCTATGACGGGCGGCGATGAGCCGCAGGTCGTGGCTCAGTCCATCGTTACCGCGATTAGTGCCGATGATCGCGTGCCAGTCACGGCAGCGGTCGATGGCGTCACGCCCAGCAAGGTGGTGCTCACCTGCCGCTGGGGCGGGGAGACGGGCAACGACATCGATCTGCGCCACTGCGCCAAGGGCGAGACCCGCACTGGCGGTCTGGCGCTGACCTATACGCCATTTTCAGGCGGCGCGGTCAATCCCGAGCTGGACGCGGTTATCGCGGCCATGGGTGCCGAGTGGTGGAACTGGATGTGCCTGCCGTATACCGACCAGACCAGCTTGGAGGCGGTTGAGGCGGAGCTGGATAGTCGCTACGGCCCCATGCGCCAGATTGGTGGACGCGCCTTTGCGGCCGTTCGGGGCAACCATAGTCAGACAGCGACCAAGGGCAGCAGCCGCAACTCGCCGCACGTCTCGATCATGGGCACCAACATCATCCCGACGCCTACCTGGTTGTTTGCTGCGATCGACGCCATTGCCGCCTCGCGCGCTCTGGCCATCGATCCGGCCCGCCCACTACAGCGCCTGGCCTTGCCTGGCGTCATGGGGCCGTCCGAGGATGTGGCCTGGCAGGATTCCGAACGCAACCTGCTGCTGTACGACGGCATCTCAACCTACACCGTGGCCACCGATGGCACGGTGCAGATCGAGCGCCAGATCACGACGTACCAGCAAAACATGGCGGGCGTGGCCGACGACAGCTACCTGGACATCAATACGCCCGAGACGCTGGAGCGCATCCGCTTTGAGCAGATCAGCCGGTTTGCGCAGAAGTATCCGCGCCACAAGCTGGCCAGCGATGAAGACCGGGATTTTTACGACCCGAGCCAGCCGATCATGACGCCCAAGGTGGCCATGGCCGAGCTGCGCGAGATGTACCGCCTGACGTTTATGGGCGAGCGCGGCTGGACGCGCGACTACGCCGGGTACGTGGAAAGCATGGCGGCCAACATTGACCCGGATGATCCGAGCCGCTTGAACGTGATCGACTCGCCGATGCTCATTGGTCAATACCGCGTCCATGCCCAGCAAACGCAGTTCCGTCGCTAAACGCTGGTTAAACGACAGTTAACAGGAGGGTAAAACCCATGAGTGCAAAAGTAACCGGGATCGCCACTATCCGCGTCGATGGCCAGGAATTCCCGACCGAGCGTGGGGCCACGCTCAATCCGGGCGGGGTGACCCGCACGGCCAAGATGGCGGGCCGGCGCGTCTACTACAACGAGGAGCCGGTGCCGCCCACTATTCAATCGACCGTGCTGCATACCGAGGATATGGATCTGCTCGATATCGGCCGAATCACGAATGCCACGGTGCTGTTCGAGTGCGACAACGGGCAGGACTATCTGCTGACCGGCGCGTTCACAACGGAAACGGGCGAACTCAATAGCGGTGAGGGTGCAGTGCGCCTGAATATGACCGCACGTACTTGCGAGAGGCTGTAAATGGAACACATTGACGAAAGCGGGTTTACCGAAGAAGAGCAGGCGCGCATCGAGCACACCGACACAGCCGTGGTCGTGACGTTGCTGGAGCCGCTGATCTTCAAGCCGAGCAAGATGGACGATGAGCGCACGCTCGACAAGCTCACCTTGCCGCGCAAGGTCCTGGGCAAACATTTAAAGGCCATGGATCAGGCGTCGGGCGAGCTGGGCAAGAGCCTGGCGCTGGTCGCTGCCCTGGCTCGTATTCCGGCCCGTGCCGCCGAGGAGCTGGATGCGCGTGACGTGGACTTGATCATGGGGGTCATGGAGCCTTTTTTGCCCAGGCTCCGGGCGACTGGCAAGTTCTAGTGCGCTCTGTGGCCCTGGCGTTCGGCGGGTTCAATCCGCCGGACTTGCTGGAGATGGAAATGCCCGACCTGATGTGGTGGTATCGCCAGGCGGAAATTCTCACCGAGGAGATAAAAGCCCATGGCTAACATGGTGACCAGTATCGTGATGCAGTTGGTGGATCGGGTGACCCGCCCGGTCCGGCGCATCCAGCAATCGCTGTCAGGCATGGCTCATAAGGCCGGCCTGGACCGCCTGGGCCGCTCCGCGCGCCAGGTGGGTGTGCAGATGGGCTTTGTGATCGGGCAGGCAAAAGTGCTAGGAGCAAGGCTGCTGGCGCTAGGTGCGCTGGGTGGGGCTGCCGCGTGGGGGGTGACGCGACTTGTAAAGTCTTATACCGAGCCGACTGACGCGGCGGTGAAGCTGTCGCGTCGCCTGTCCATGACGTATGAGCAGTTGCAGCTGCTGACCGGGGCGGCTGGACGCATGACGACGCTGGGCGCGCCGGAAATGGCGAGCAACCTGGAGCAGTTCGAGCGGCGAATGGGCGATGCCGTGGCTGGCGTTGGTGAGGCGGCGGACGCATATAAGTGGGCGGGCATCAAGTTGCGCGACTCCAATGGGCAGGTTAAATCCTCCGTTGATGTGTTGATGGAAGTGGCTGACAAGATGGCCAACATCAAGCACGCGGGCATGCAGCAGCGTTTTGCTAATGCGCTTTTTGGTCGCAGTGGCGCGGACATGATCAATATGCTGCGCGATGGGCGCAAAGGCATTGAGACCGAAATGGATGCCTGGTCCCGGACCGGGCAGCTGATCAGCCAGGAGGATGCCGAAGACGCGGAACGCTTTAACGACAATCTGGGCGAGCTGACCGGTACGGTTTCTGGACTGCGTAATCGCTTGGCTGCCGGCCTGGTCCCAGCTATGAATAAGTGGCTTGAAGGGATCAGCTCGCTGATCCAGGCCAACCGCGAGCTGATCGGCGGCAGGATTCGCGAGGGCCTGACCCAGATCTGGAGCGCTTTTAAGATGGCTGGCAGCGTTGTGTCATGGGTCGCTGATAGGGTCGGCGGGTTTGGAAATCTGCTGGTCGGCGTGGCTGGCATTATGGCCGGGAAATTCGTGCTCTCGGTTGGTATGGCTGCCTGGAGCCTAGGCGTTTTCGCTAAGGATGCGATCGTTTATGCGATAACAGCGCTGGCTCGGTTTGGCCGAGGTCTGGTTGCTGCAGGTGCGCGCCTGGTTGTATTTGCCGCTCGTGGCGTAGCCGTGGCCGCTACGTCACTGGTGTCGCTGTCCCGTGGCCTGATCGGCCTGGCGGCTCGCGCCGTACCGGCCGCCATCATGGGCATTCGCGCCATGTCGCTGGCGCTGCTGACGACGCCGGTCGGCTGGATCATTACCGGCATCACGGCCGTGGCCGGCATCGCCTACCTGCTTTACAAGAACTGGGATGGGGTTGCCGCCTGGTTCGGCAAGCTGTGGGAGGGCGTTAAAGCGTTCTTCAGTCAAAGCCCTGCCGAGATCGCCAAGCAGCTCGTTGCGTTTAGCCCTGCCGGACTGGTCTACCGCCACTGGGAGGGCATTACGACCTGGTTCGGGAAGATGTGGGAAGGCGTTAAAACGTTCTTCGTCCAGGGCGTGGGTGAAGTCGCTAAGCAGCTGCTGGGATTTAATCCGGCCGTGCTACTGGGTCAGGGGGTTGATGCGGTCTTCGGCATGTTCGAGACCAAGTCGTTGGCCGAAACGGGCACCAAGTGGATTAGCGGCCTGTGGGATGGCATCAAGGCGCGTTGGAGCCAATTAACCAGTTGGCTGCGGGCCAGCGTGGCGGACCTGACCAGTTGGATGCCGGACTGGGCCAAGGATCGCCTGGGTATCGGCTCCATGGCGGCACCCGTGGCGGGTGGATCGCCCCAGGCGGCCCTAGGCGCTCCGGTAGCTACTCCTGGCATGGTGCCGGGAATGGCTGCCCAGCGTAGTCAGGTTGACGTGGGTGGCCAGCTAAAGATTCAGATTGATTCAGAGGGTCGGGCGCGCGTTAAAGAGGCGCGCAGCCGGGGGGGAATGGGTTTTGATGTGGACGCGGGCGTCCTGGGGATGGCGCAATGAAATTAGCTATTAGACGAAATGTCGCGATTTGCAAGGCGCTCTGCGGCAACATGCTTCACGCCTTGGCTGTGCCAGCCCGCAGCAAAAACAAAGCCTACGCCGGCGTACCAGCCCCAGTGCAGCCCAGGGTCCAGGTAGTAAAGACCGCCAGCAACGATGGCACCGGCGGCGACGCCCGAAAGCATGATCTTGTCAGTTGTTTTCATGGTTTTCCCTTTTATTCGTTTGTTGGTTCGAGGAGTTTACCGTGAGCTGGCGCACTAGGCTAGACCCCGAGCTGCGCGGTTCGTACCGTGGGGCCTCGTTTTGGGTACAAAGATCATCGACCAAGGGCGGTCGGCGTTGGCTCATCCATGAGTACCCGCGCCGCGACAAGCCCTACTCCGAAGACATGGGGCGCCGGGCCAAAGAGTGGCGTCTGACCTTCTTTACGGCTGGTGATAATTACGACCGCGAGCGCGACAAGCTCATAAAGGCCTTTGATGAGCCGGGCGCGGCCACTTTGATGCACCCTTATCTGGGCACGTTTCAAGCCGTGGCCAGCGAAGTCACGTGGGAAGAGTCCTACGCCGATGGCGGCACATGCACGTTCCAGGTCACCTTTAACGAATCGGGCGAGGAGGCCTACCCTGCCGGCACGCTGGACACCCAGCGCGAGGTCGGCCTGGCTGCGAGCCTGTTCGAGGGCACGATCTTTGAAGACTTTGCGGAGAACTTCTCAGTCGAGGGCTTGCTGGGCTTTTCCCTGGAGGCGGTCGAGCGCGACCTGAACGCCATCATGCGCGGCATTGAGGATGTGGTGGGCAGCATTACCGATCAGATCGCTGTTGTGATCCGCTTTCCGATGAATGTCGCGGGTATCGTCCTGGGCGGGTTTAACCGCCTGAAGAGCGCCGTCATGATGCCGTTGCGCGCGCTCGACCTATATAGCGGCAAGAGCCTGCTGGGGCGCTCCGGTGGCAATAGCGAGTCGGGCTTTACGGGCGGCAACGTGATGGGTGATGCGCTAGGCAGCGCGACGGCAGCGGGCATTGTGGCCGCAAGCGATGCGGGGCGTGTGCTGCTTGCCCCTGGTACGCCGGTACGCGCTATTCGCTTGCTACGCGAGACGGCCGAGTCCGGCCTGGCGATCGCCCCGCCCATTGCGGACACGCCAGAGCGCCGCCAGCGCGCCCAGAACACCATCGCGGCCCAGCAGCTTAATGGGCGCATGGCCACGCTGACGGCGGCCCGCCTGGTGGCCGAGACGCCATGGCAAAGCCGCCAGGACGCCCAGGCCGCTGGCACGGATGTGCTGGAGCTGATCGATGCGCAGATGGCCGCCGAGACGCCAATCAGCGACACCGTGTACGTGGCCTTGGTGGCGCTGCGGGTGGCGGTGGTCGAGGATTTGCGCGCCCGCGCCGTGGCATTGCCTGGCCTATCAACCTACACGCCCCAGGTGACCCTGCCGGCCTTGGTCGTGGCTCACAGGCTGTACGGCGACGCTAAGCGCGCCGATGAAATCGTAATCCGAAATAAAGCGCCGCACCCAGGTGCGCTGCGCGGTGGTGTCGAGCTGGAGGTATTGAGTGAATAATCAGATTGATCCGGTGGTGCTGCAAATCGGCAGTGAGCGTCATGCTGGCTGGCAGGAGGTGCGCATTCGTTTGTCGCTGGAGCAGATCGCCGACAGCTTTGAGCTGACGCTGACCGAGCGCTGGGGCGACTCGGGCGAGGTGCGCCCAGTCAGGCCCGGCGAGGCCTGCACGATATCCATTGGCGATGAGCTGGTGGTGACTGGTCACGTGGACGATGTGCTGCCCGAGTACGACGCCGAAAGCCACACCATTGTCGCAAACGGCCGATCCAAGGCGGGCGACCTGGTCGATTGCAGCGGCGAGGATATCCGCCTGGCTGGCCTGACCCTGCTGCAGATTGCGGAAAAGCTCGCCAAGCCGTATGGCATTGAGGTTATCGATACCGTCAAGAACGATAAGAAGTTCCGCGAGTTTGCGATTGAGGATGGCCAGCCGATCGCGGAAGCTCTGGAGCGAGCTGCGCAGATCCGTGGGGCGCGCATCGTGAGCGATGCCCAGGGCCGTCTGGTGATCACGCATGCGGTGCAGCGCGAAATCGCCACGCCGCTGGTTCTGGGTGGCAATATCGCCCGAGGCGCGGGCACGTTTAGCGATCGCGATCGCTTTAGTGAGTACATCGTCGTTGGCCAAACGCCGGGCGGTGATGACTGGAGCGGCGGCCAGGCGAGCGGCCCTAAAGACAAGACGATGGACCCGCGCGTGCGTGCGCCCCGACGCACCCTTATTGTGTGCGACACGCCAGCAGACGCGGCCGACTGCAAAGAGCGTGCCGAGCTGGAGGCGCGTATGCGCTGGGCCAAGGGGCGGGGCATCACTTATACGGTGCGCACTTGGCGGCATGAGCAAGGTGTATGGCGTCCGGGTGACCTGGTGCCGGTCCTGGACCCGTTTCTGGGCCTGGATGAGCGCCTGCTGATTAGCGATGTGCAGCTGGTTGAAAGCGAGAGCGGGCGCACGGCCGAGCTGCGCGTATGTCCGCCTGATGCGTTTTCGCCGATTCCGGTGGCCGAGCCTAAGCCTAAGAGCAGCGGCGGCGACAAGAAGGCTTCTGACTGGGGGTGGGAATGAGCGATCTAGGTCGAGCGCTTCAGCGCACCACAGGCCCGCTCTGGCGACGGCTGCGCTTGCTTGTTAGTCGTGGCGTGGTGAGCTTGGTCAGCGACAGCCTGAAGCTGCAAGAGGTCCAGGTGTCGCTATTGGGCGGCGAGCCGGCCTGGGCCGAGCGGTTCCAGCAGTATGGCTATACCAGCCATCCGCTGGCGGGGGCTGAGGCGATTGTGGTGTCGGTAAGCGGTGCCCGTGCGCACCTGGTGGCGCTGTCAGTCGATGACCGCCGGTACCGGCCCAAGGATCTGAAGGCTGGCGAGGTGTGCCTGTACACCGACGAAGGCGACGAAATCCGATTTAAGCGCGGCCGCGTGATCAGCGTCATTGCGGGCAGCAAGGTCGAGGTCACCGCGCCCGAGGCGGTTTTTAACTGCTCGACCAGCGTCACGCTGAATACGCCCAAGGTGATCGCGACGGGCGACATTGAAGCCGCTGGCCAGATCCGCGACGGCGTAGGCACGATGCAAGGCATGCGCGACACCTTCAATGGCCACGACCACCCAGGCGACTCGGGCGGCACTACGGGCACGCCGAATCAGGGGATGAATTGATGGATATCGCGCTGATTTACGACCCCCAGGCAACGGTCTTTGATCTGGCTATGGTCGATGGCGACCTGGCCACCGATGCGGGCCTGATGACAGCCACCATCCTGTCGCTGTTTACCGACCGGCGGGCGCTTGATGATGATGTGCTGCCGGACGATACGGGCGACCGTCGCGGCTGGTGGGCCGATGCCTATAACGACCGACCCTTTGGGTCGCGGCTGTGGCTGCTACACCGAGAAAAGGAGCTGGACGATGTGCTGCGCCGGGCCAATGAGTACACCGAGGAGGCGCTGGCCTGGATGGTCGAGGATGGCGTGGCGACCGCCGTCGAGGTCGAGGCCGAGCACCTGCGCCGGGGCACTCTGCTGATTCGCGCCGCGATCATCCGGGGCGATGGCAGTGTGCTGGAACGAAATTACGAATACGTGTGGCGTAACGCTGCATAACGGAGGATTACATGGCGTTTAAACGACCTTCACTGCCGGAGCTGATGAACCGGGCCGACCAGGACATCCTGTCGCGCTTGAAGGGTTCCCAGGCAGCGCTGGCTATGCGCACCACCAAAGCGGTATCGGCGAGCATGGGTGGCCTGGTGCATGGCCTGTATGGCTACCTGCAATGGCTGGAAAAGCAGCTGTTCCCGGAGAGCTGCGACGATGAAAACTTGCACCTGCACAGCGCCGGTGTGCCGCGTCGGCGTGCCAGCTACGCGACGGGCCGGGTGGGCTTTCAGGGCAGCGACGGCTCGGTGATTATTACCGGCACCGCAATGCGCCAGGGTGCTATCGAGTATGTGACGACGGCCGAGGCCGTTATTGCGGGTGGCGTGGCCACGGCTCCAGTGCGGGCGGTGGCGTCTGGTGCGGCCGCCGATCAGGCCCCTGGCGTGCAGCTGCGCCTGGTGTCGCCCATTGCCGGTGTCACGGCCCAGGCGACGGTCGATGCGGAAGGCATCCGTGGCGGCGCGGATCTGGAGACGTTTGAGAGCTGGCGCGATCGCATCATGCTGCGCCGGGCCAGGGTGCCGCGTGGCGGCGCGGCCGGAGACTGGGAAGAGTGGGCGCTGCAAGTGCCTGGCGTGACGCGTGCCTGGGAAGATCCGCTGGGCATGGGGCCGTCGTCGGTGGTGCTGCGCATCATGGCCGACGACGCCAGCGACGGGCCGCTGCCTTCCGAGCAGCTGCTGCAGGCTGTTATCGACCATATCGAGGCCCAGCGAAACGTCCAGGCCCAGGTGTATGTGGTGGCACCCGATACCGAGGCGTTCATCCCGCAATTAATCGTGATGCCCAATACCGAGGAGGCCAGATCGGCCGCTGCCCAGGCCTTGCAGGATTTGGTCGAGAGCGAGGGCGAGCCAGGCGGCACTCTGTTGATCAGCCGCATTCGTAGCGCGATCAGCCTGGCGCCAGGTGTTGAGGATTACGACCTGCAATGGCCGACGGCCAATGTAGGCCACGGCGTAGGTGTGTTGCCGATCTGGGGAGGCGTGCAGTGGATCGAGGTTTAAGCGCGGACGAATACCGTCGCCTGCTGTTCTCGCTGCTGCCCCCTGGGATGGTCTGGCCGACCGACCCGAACAGCACCTTGCAGCGCGTACTGGCCGGTCTGGTGCAGGAAGCGGTGCGGGTGGATCGGCGCGCCCTGGATCTGTTGGCCGAGGCCGACCCGCGCCAGGCTGCCGAGCTGTTCCCCGAGTGGGAGGCCAGTTACAGCCTGCCCGGCAAGTGTTCGCCGGCCGAGCAAAGCATGGCGGATCGGCGTGCAGCGCTCATCGGTCGAATCGTCGGGCGTGGCGGCATGCGCCCCGAGGATTACATCGCGCTGGCCGATGGCCTGGGCTACCCCGGTACCGAGATCATCGAGCACCGCGAGGCCACCATGGAACTGGGCAACGGCGTAGGCCCGCGAGGCGCGGAAATAGGCGACGCGATGAATGGCGAAGCCTGGTTGTCGGCCTGGGATGTTTTGGTGCCATCTGGCGTGATACGCGAGGCGGTTATTGGAGGGTCAGAGATTGGCGACCCGCTGCGCAGCTGGGGCGATGACCTGGTCGAGTGCGTCATGCATGAATCGGCGCCCAGCTGGCTGATTTTGAACGTTGGATATAGGGAGAATTAACGATGGAAAAAGTAGGTGCCTTCACCGAGCGGGCAACGTCCGAGGGCGAATGGAGAAACGGTGATCCAGCCAGCAACGTGCGCGCCACGCCGATGCTGGCCGCTTATTTCAACATGCTGCAGCGTGAACTGCTCAACATCCTGGCTGATGTCGGCATTGAGCCGGATCTGCTTGATGAGGGCCAGCTCGCCGCAGCAATCAATGCCGTCGCTGATCGGCGGGCGGTAAGCCGCGTCGATGGCGTGGCAGTTCTAACTGTAGAGGAGTAGTAACTATGCAAGGCGTACCACGCTTTGGCCTGCGCACGCGGGCCGATTTTGACCTGCTGCAGGATAAGGCCATTAGTGGCGAAATCCGGCCCCAGGGCATTGCCATCCTGAAACAGCACTGGGAGGGCCTGCTTTCCAGCCGCTGGTATTACGCGTTTGATCGCGAGCTGGCCGAGGGCGAGCAGCCCGACGGCGATATGCCCGAGTACTACGTGCAAGAGGCCCAGGCCCAGGACGGCGAGCCAGCCAAGCGCGTACAGACCAAGCGCACCGAGGATCTGACAACCCTGAATCGCCTGGGGTTTTCAGTGCAAGACGTTGAACAGGCGATCGCTGTATTGGAGGCCTTGTAATGGCACAGAAAACTTACGCAATCCCGGCCATGGGTGCCGGGCACTTTGAAATGATGGGCGCCATATCGTCCGCCGGCGCGATGCGTCTGGATGTGCCCGAGGGCATCTTGAACATCGGCGGCAACGGTATGGGCTTTGTGCTGCCGCCCTTGACTGACTGGGACCCGACCGCCCTGGGCAACCATGACGGCTCGCTGGATGGCCTGGCGCTGGGCGACGATGTGTATTTGTATGCGACCCAGGGCGCTGACGGCCGGGCCGGCCTGATCGCCAGCACCAACATCACGGTGCCAGGCGGTTGGACAGCAGAAACAAGTCGCCGGATCGGCGGCTTTCATTATGGCCGCGTTCGCCCATCCGCCCAGCGGTATGTCGCTGCCTATGCGCCCGTGGTGCAGATGGTGCCTAACTCGGTGTGGGATCTGGGCCACCGCCCCACGTGCGACCCGACCGGCATGGCCGAGGTCAAACCGGGCCTGTGGGCTGATATCTATCTGGCGTCCATTGTGTCCGGCTCATGGCCTGATGCCATCCTGGGCAGCGCCTACGGCGTCCAGCCGGTGCGTGACACCCCTTATAACCGTGTCGATCTGATGGAAATGCTCCAGCGGTCAGGCAAGCGCGAGCCGACGTACTCCGAGTGGATTCTGGGTGCTCGTGGTGCGCCGGCCGGCACTGATGGCAGCAACGATACCGCCTGGGCCAGAACGACGAACACCGGCCCGACCACCACCGGGGCTGTGGCGAAGTCGGTTTCATGTGCCAACCTGGTCGATACCGTCGGCAACCTGTATGAGCAGCTTGCGCACCATTACGATATCGGCGATTACAACGGGTCTGTGTCCACGTACGCCTGGGATGAGGCGGCGGTAAAGACTGGCGTCGATTCGGCCTATGCCAGAGGCTTTGTGTACCACGTCAGGTGGTGTGCGGCTGTCGCCGGGGGCAACTACCTCTACGGTCGGTACTGCGGGTCGCGCTCGCTCGATACGGGTAGCAGTCCGTGGAATGCGAGTGGCACTGTCGGCGTCCGGGGCTTCTGTGAATCCATCTAGCCTTAATCCTTCAAAGTCCGTGCGGCAGCACGGACTCGACGCTGAAAATGAAGGCTCTGACGGTCGCGCCAGGCCGCTTTTGATTTTGTCATTGGCGGAGCGGCTGATCGTTGATGCTCAAGCGCAGCTTAATAAGATTCCCAGGTCGCAGCGGTTCCGTTATGGGGCGCACCTGGGGGATGCTCTTTATAGGCTGCCCGAGCTGATCGTCCAGGCCGCATCGGCACGTACCAATAAAACCAAGGTGTACGCCCTGTGCGACCACCTGCGGGTATTGGCGTCGCTGATGCGGATTGGCGCAGAGTCCGATTACATCAATGATCGGTGGCTGGGTCGGATTAACCGGCCGGGCACCGAGACAGACAAAGGCGGCGAGTTCAGCCAAGTGAGCGCAATCGCGTTCGCCTGGCGCGAGCGGCTGAAGGGCTGAATAACGATGGGTTGGTTTGGGATTCGGAGCTTTGTGAACCACGTCAGGTGGTATGCGGCTATCGCCGGGGGCAACTACCTCAACGGTCGGTACTGCGGGTCGCGCTCGCTCAATACGAATAGCAATCCGTGGAATGCGAATGGCAATGTCGGCGTCCGGGGCTTCTGTGACCCTTTGATGGATATTTTGAGATCCGCCGGCTTAGCCCGGCGGCCTACGATCCAAGATGGATCAGCCAGGCCAACCTTGTCCGTCTGGAGCGGCTAAATATTAAACAGGTGGCCGGCGCGCAAGTACCCCAGGGGAAAGTCCGCCGGCGCCATTAAGTAGCAAAGGTAGTACGTAGCATGGGTAACAAGAATAAGCACCTGATCGAGCAAATTTGCGATTGGGACAACCTGGTGGCGGCACACAAGCGCGCCAGAAGCGGTAAGCGCAATCGCCTTGATGTGATTGCTTTTGAGCAGGACGAATGGGCCAATTTAGGCGCATTGCAGATGGAGCTGCTGCACGGCTCTTACCAGATGGGGCGGTATCGCGCCTTTGTGGTTTATGAGCCGATGCTGCGGAACATTCTGGCTGCGCCCTACAGGGACAGGGTGGCGCAGCAGGCTATTACGGCCGTCACTAACCCCATATGGAACAGATCAATGATCGCCGATACCTATGCATGTCGGGATGGTATGGGCACACATGCGGGCGCGGATCGGCTCCAGTACTGGCTGCGCCAGCAGGCGGCGCGCCATGGAATGCGGGGCGTGTGGGCGCTGAAAATGGATGTCAGAAAGTACTTTGCAAGCATCCCTCATGAGCTGGCCAGGCGGGTGGTAAGGCGGCGGATTCGCTGCGAGGCGACACTGCACGCGCTGGATCATATTATCGGCAGCACGGCCGGCCAAGGGGAAATAAACCCGGTTGGTATCCCTGTCGGCAACCTGACCAGCCAGTGGATCGGCAATCTTGTGGGCAATGAAATAGACCAGTGGGCCAAGCGCACTTTGCGGCTCAAGCACTATGTAAGGTACATGGACGATATGGTGGTTTTGCACCACGACAAGGATTACCTGCTTGATATTCGGCGTCAGTTCCATGGCTATCTGGCCGCTCTGGGGCTTGAGTTTTCAATGGCCGAGATCCTGCCTATAGTGCGCGGTGTCAACTTTCTGGGATACAGAATATGGCCACACCACCGGCTCTTGAGGCGGCGCAGTATCGTTAAAATGCGGCGGGATTTGAAGGTTTTGCAGCAGCGTTTCGAGCATGGCGACATCACGCTTACCGATGTCCATGCGCGCATTATGTCCTGGGTGGCTCATTCTAGCCATGCCGATTCCTACGGTATCAGCCGGTCGCTATTGGGGCAGGCGGCTTTTATAAGAGGCGGTTAAACCCTGTTTATTGGGGGTTTTTGGGGGCGGTTAAACGGGTGCTTTCGGGGTGCTCGGCCGGAGCCGGGAAGGTTGACGCCGCAGCGGCCTTTTTTACCGCCCGCGCTATGTCTTAAACTAAGTGGCGCAAAGTCTCAAACCATGCGACGCGCTACAGCGGGCTTGGGTTTGAGACGTGTCCAGAGCAGCCGGAAACACACGGGCGCACAGGAAATCGACGAAGGCTCTGACTTTGGGCGAAGGATGTTTGCTGGCAGGCCAGAGGATGTAGAAAACGCCAGTGCGTTCTGCATAGTCGTCCAGAACGGTTTGTAGCCGCCCATCTGCCAGAGGCTCGCTGATCGAGAATTCTGGCAGATAGGCGATGCCCAAACCCTGCACGGCAAAGCACACGCGTGTCTCGATGTTGTTGCAAATCATCGAAGTTGGTAGCGTCAGTTCGGGCTCATCGGTCGCGCGGTGCAAGGCCCACGGCTCCAGCTTGCCGCTGTTGGGAAAGCGGTAGTGCAGGCAGGTGTGATTCAGCAGATCAGCAGGTACTTGGGGTATTCCTTGCCGCGCCAGATAGTCGGGCGAGGCGACCAACATCGAACGAAAAGAGCCAAGCCGACGAGCGGAAAGGCGCGAGTCAGTGGGGTTGCCCGTTCTGACTACGGCGTCGAAACCTTCCTCGATCACATCAACGAGCCGGTCGCTGAAATCCAGGTCCAGCTCGATCTCCGGGTACTCGCGCATGAACTCGCCGAGCACGGGCAGTAACAGCGAGCTGACTAAAGGAAGGCTGACTCGCAACCGGCCATGCGGCATAGTCGTCGCCTGCGACAGTTCCTGTTCTGCCGCCTCGATTTCGGCAAGGATGCGGCGGCTGCGCTCTAGGAACAGCGAGCCCTCGGCTGTCAGCGAGACACTGCGAGTGCTACGGTGGAACAGGCGCACACCCAGCTTTTCCTCCAGCCGCGCCACACTCTTACCAACCGCAGAGGCCGACACGCCCAGCAGCCGACCAGCTGCAACGAAGCTGCGCACTTCAGCCACTTGGACGAACACCACGAAGCTGTTGAGACTGTCCAT